CCGTAGTGGACAGCTGGGTGTGTGGTCTGGTCTGTCCGGGGTTCATCCACGCTCCTGGTGGGCGTTGGTGGTGCGCCGGAGTCCACATCGCCAGCAGCCGCACCACCAACGCCCACCAGGAGCGTGGATGAACCCCGGACAGACCAGACCACACACCCAGCTGTCCACTACGGCGGGCATCGCACTACTGGTCACCCTCGGGCTCGTCGTCGCCGGCATCCTCGCCTCCATCTGGACCGGGCAATGGCTGTACGCGATCACCGGGGTACTGGTCGCCGTCATCCCGTTCGCCGTCGCCGCATGGCACATGGGCACCAAAGTTGAGTCCAAGTGACTCAGCTTCCGCCTCGGCCGCTCCCGCCCTACAGCGGAAACCTCGCCATCAACTGCCGCAAGTGCCGCAGCCCCCGAATCCGCTACAGCTACCGCGCCGACACCCCCAAACTCACCTGGGGCCTCGCCGGCGACCTCGCCGAGATCAACACCATGGCCGGGTCACTCGGGCAGGAATGCATGCTCGCCACCTGCGACCACTGCGGATGGGCATGGCTCGAACAGTGCGCCGACGCCGTACCTATGGCAGTCGACGGTTTGACCGGGACCCATGGTGACCTCTGATCGCCGCTGCACAGCCCGCCGCACCAACGGGCAGCCGTGCACTCGCCGCCCGGTCCGGGGCGCTGTCGTCTGCGCTACGCATGGCGGGTCTGCTCCTCAGGTGAAGCGGGCGGCGGCGCTGCGGGTGGTGGAGCAGGACGCCGCCGCTCTGCTCGCCCAGTTGGATGTGGCGCCGGTGTCAGATCCGTTCACCGAGCTGTCGAAGCTCGCCGGGCAGGTGACGGTGTGGAAGGACCAGCTCGCAGCGAAGGTCAACGACCTCACCGCTCTTCGGTATGAGGCTCACGGGGCGGGCACCGAGCAGCTGCGGGCGGAGGTGGCGCTGTTCGAGCGGGCGCTCGACCGGTGCATGACCGTCCTCGTCGCGATGACGAAGTTGGGGATCGAGGAGAGGCTCGCCCGCATCTCGGAGCGGCAAGCGGAGACCGTCCTGCGGGCTGTCGACGCCGCGCTGTCTCACGCCGGGGTGGGAGGTCCCGCAGCGGTTGAGGCACGGAAGGTCGCCGCTCGAGAGCTCCGGGGCGCCGCGTGACGGCCATCCTGGACCGGGCGCTGTCTCTCGCCGCGGACCGGCTTGACGGTGTCGGGGATGAATTCACCCAGGCACGGCGGGAGCTCCTCGCCGTCTGCCCGACCCCGGCTGATCTTGCTGCGAGGTTCGATCCCACCTATGTGCGGACCGAGGCGGGGGATCTGATCTCGTCGCGGATCGTGGAGGCGATGACTGCCTACGACGGTCGGCTCACGGTGTCGCAGCCGCCGCAGACGGGGAAGAGCTTAACCCTCCGCTGGGCGTGTGTATGGCTGCTGCTGCGGGACCCAGACACCCGCATCGTCTACGCCTCTTATGCTGCTTCGTTGGCGCGGACGTCGGGGCGGATCGTGCGCGCCTTGGTGGAGACGCACTGCGGGCCCTACGGGCTGCACTTGGACCGGTCGCATGCGGATGCCTCGGACTGGCAGCTGGAGGGATACCTCGGCGGCTGCTATGCCGTGGGCGTTTCGGGCTCGCTTACCGGCCGGGCAAGCTCAGCGATGATCATCGACGACCCACATCGGTCGCAGGCTGACGCAGACTCCCCGACGATGCGCGGCAACGTGTCCGAGTGGTGGTCGGCCGTCGCACGGACTCGTCTCGCCCCAGGGGCCCCCGTCGTGGGCGTCGCGACCCGATGGCATGAGGAAGACCTGATCTCTCAGTTCATCGACGACGGCTGGCCGTGCGTGAACATCCCCGCCCAGGCTGACGGCGAGACTCTGGACAGCCTCGGTCGCGAGCCAGGCACCTTCCTGGTGACGCCTCGCGGCACGTCGGTGGAGGACTGGCGGAAGACGCGCGCTGAAGCTGGGGAACGAACCTGGGCAGCGCTCTATCAGGGTCGGCCCGCCCCGCTCGCTGGTGGCGTGTTCAAGGCGTCGTGGTTCGACACGTGGCGCGTCGAGGAGGCCCCAGCAGGGTGTCTGCCCCCAGTGGTGTTCGTCGACCCGGCCGACAACGAGGGCGATGGCGACGAGGCCGGGGTGATCGTCGCAGCCAAGCACCCTGAGACTGGCCGCGTCTACCTGGTCGACGACCTGTCCGCGGCGATGACCGTCGCCAGGTGGGCGCGTCTCGCCCTCCTGACGTGTGTGCGGCGCCAGGCCCCGACGCTGGTCTACGAGAAGTCGCTGTCACAGCTGCCGAAGCGTGTGCGGGAAGCGTGGCAAACCCTGCACCAGCAGGCGACGGCGCTGCGGAAGACCGGCCACGACATACCGGCGGCGGTGGAGCGGCTGTCCCGCCGGGACGACTCCGCGGAGGCTCGGGCGGAGACGGAACGTCTGGTGTCGGAGCTCAGCTCTGACGACGTCAGCGGCATCCTCGGGTTCGGCGACGTCGGGCCCGCCGTGAAGGGTGTGGCGGCGAAGGGCTCAAAGCAGGTCCGCATGATGCTTGTCGCGCCCATGTTCGAGACGGGGCGGGCGGTGATGGTCGGGAAACACAAGCAGTTGGAGCACACGGCGTCGGTGTGGCAGCCGGGCCAGGACAGCCCCGACCGGGTCGATGCGATGGTTCACGCCTGTTCCTACCTGGCTGGGCTGTCCACTGGGTCACTCGGCCGGGCTGCTGGAGGGGACCGGGTGCCTACTTCGTCTACGTCTGTTCGTCGCGCTTCCCGTTCGGGGGCGCGTATCGGCACCACCTCACGCGGGAGGCGATGATCATGGTTCGGGGTCTACACGGTCCACGGGGGCATTAGCCGTTCGGTGCGGTACCTCCGGCCGGTGTCGCCTGGGCAGACGGCGCTGTTCGGGGAGGCCCCGCCGATTCCGGCGCCCGCGCCACCGCCGACGCCGACGCGGCCCGTGCCGGTGGCGAAGCCTCGGCCCCCTGTGGTGGCCGCACCCGCCCGTCGCCCCGCAGCGCCACGCCCCAGGCCGCGCCCCGCCGAGGCGCGGGGGGAGTTGCAGGTCGTCCCCGCCGGGGTGTCCCGGCAGGTCCGCCACATCACGGTCAACATCGAGCAGCTACCCGACGGCCGCCTCCTGTTCAAGCAGCCGAAGGTGGGCGGGTGGGCTGCGGCGGCCCGCAACTCCGGTGAGGTCCTCGTCGCCATCCGCTCCGCGTTCCGCGAAGCCCAAGTCGCCGGATACTCGACGTGGCGCGGCTCCATGTACGACGCCGTGGACGGACACCAGCACCGCCGCCACAAGCCGAACGCCCGCTCGGCCCGCCGATGCGACGTCTACGTCCCGTCAGCCTGGGCGATCTCACCCGATGACCCGAACGTGTGGGTGTCCCCGAAGGGGCTGCGATTCCCGGAGGACCGGCAGGTGGTGCAGCGGGTCATCGCAGCCCGTGTCGCGATGGGACTCACCCCCCGCCCCGACCCCGTCAACCCTGACCGAGCGGAGAACGCCGCGTGACCACCACCAAGCTGTACCCCGTCACCGTCACCTGGGGTGGGGTGACGAAACGGAAGAGGTTCGCGGTCATCACCCGCGGGGGGGATCACGATGGGCTGACCGTGTTCGACCAGCCTGACAAGCCCTGGTTCCACACCGCCGTCGACTGGGCGAACCTCGACGTGCCCGCCACCCTCGACAGGCGCAAGGCCGGGTTCGGCATCCCCCTCCCGGACGGCGGGACGGTGCAGGTGCAGGTGTCCGGGTGCGCCACCTGCGGCAGCTTGTCACGTTGGGCCGGACCGGCCTGGGCTAACGGGGTGGGCGGGTGACCGCCCCGGAGAAGCCGAGCCGCAAGGTCGGGTGGGGGCAGACCATCGCTGTCGAACTCGCCGGGCTGGTGTTGCTCACAGCGGGCTACTGGCTGGCGGAAACCCTGCTCGGCTACTGGCTGCCAGAGGAGGGCGCCATCCGCCACGCCTGCCTCCTGGCTGGGTTTGCGACCGCAACCCTGTGGCGCAGCACGTGGTTCAAGCGGCTCACCGGGTGGGAGACGAGATGACCATGTTCGGCTATCGGCCCGCAAACGGATCGACCCCGGACGGCGCCGAATGAAGACAGCCGAATTGGTGACGGACTCGCTCGCGGTCGCCCGTCTCACTCACCTGCTCCAACAGGACGACATCCCGCCCATGCCAGTGCTGCGGGAACGTTTCGAGGACTGGGCCAGAGACCGCCCGATCGCCGAGTGGGCTACCTGCCCATGGTGCCTGTCGCCGTGGCTCGCAGTGGCGGTGCTGCTGGCTCGCCGCATTGCGCCGAGACCGTGGGGGCAATTGTCCAAGATCCTCGCGGCCAGCTACATCGCTGCACGGCTGGAGTCGCTGTAGCCCGCGCGAGACACGCGACTAGCGGCAGTCCGCTGCCTGCCCCGGGCGACGCTACCCACTGTCCATCAGTAGGCGAGCACGACAGGCAGGGAGCGGCACGTGGCGCGACGGTTCGGCCGCTCCTCCACCGAGGCAGAACCGAGACGGGCACCGCTCAAGGTGCTGCGCGCCGACGGACGCCGCATCGACCTGAAGGCTAGGGACTCCGCCCAACTCCTCACCCAACTCCGCGCCGGATCGTCCTGGCAGACAACGGCTTTCGGGTATCGTGACCTGATCGGTGAGCTCCGGTACGCGAACAAGCTGCTCGCCCGCTCGGTGGCCCGGGTCCGGTTCTACGTCGCCCAGGAGAGGCCGTGGCCGCAGGAGCCCGCCCCCCTCGACGGTGACGACCACACCGCCGACCCGCAGCTGGCCGCCGACGCTAAGGCCAACTTCGACTGGCTGCCGCTGGACGCGAACCCGGACGGGTTCACAGCCCGCATCGTGGAGAACCTCGCCATCGCCGGAGAAACGTGGGTGCACGTCGACGAGCAGGACATCTTCCACGTCCGATCGGTGTCCGAGGTGTCCGCATCCAGCGACGGCAAGGTGATGGTCAACGAGCTGCCCGGCGGGGCGGCGGGTTCGGCGGCCGGGGCGAGGCAGATCAACCCCGACACCGAGGACCTGGTGCGGCTGTGGCTGCCCCACCCGCAGTGGGCGCAGCTCGCGGACTCCCCACTCCGGTCCCTCCTCGACGTAGCAGAGGACGCCGTCCTGGCCGGTCGTGAGCAGCGAGCCGCGGCACGCTCCCGGTTGGCGGCCAACGGCATCCTGCTGATACCGGACAGCCTTTCCCTCGCCACCACCCGCGAGGACCAGGACGAGGACGAAGACCTCACCGACACGTTCATGCAGGACCTGACCGAAGCGCTGATCGCCCCGATCAGCGACGACGGTGACCCCGGCTCGGTCGTGCCGATCACGATCCGCGGCGACGCCGACGACATCGACAAGGTCCGGCATATCACCCTGACCCGGGCTGACTCAGACCAGCTGATCGAACGCCAGTCCACCGCGCTGCTGCGTCTCCTCCAAGGCCTTGATGTCCAGCCGGAACAGGTCACCGGGGCGGGCGCCAGCAACCACTGGACAGGCTGGCTCATCGAGGCTTCCTCGGTGAAGCACCAGGTCACCCCGATGGCCGAGTCGGTGGCGGCGTGTTTGACGCAGGGCATCCTCCGTCCCGCGCTGCTGTCCCTCGGGCATGACGCCGCGAAGGTCGCGGAGGTGACCATCGCGGTGGACGTGTCCCCGCTGACGGAGAATCCGAACAGAGGTGCGGATGCCCGGGATGCGCACGCGGCGTTCGTGCTCTCCGATGACGCCCTGCTCCGGGCGCTCGGGTTCGAGGAGGACGACAAGCCGGACGACGCCGAGGTCGTCAAGCGGATGGCGCGAGCCGGGAATCTGCCCCCGGAGTTGATGGCCCGCGTTCTGGGCTTCCCGGAGCCTGCCGTGCAGGGCCAGGACGCGGTCGGGCAGGGGCAGACTGAAGCTCCCCGTGAGCTTCCGGCCGCCTCCCCAGGGCAGACGGTGCCCACGAACCCTGTACCGGTTGAGCCTGCCGACCCGACCGCGCCGCCGATCACAGCTGCCGCGGCGGTGTCGGATGACGGGTGGCGGGTGGCGGTGGCCACCGAGCTGGCGGATGTCGACCAGCGGTTGGCGGACCGGTTGCAGGTGGCGTGTGATGATGCGATCGCCCGGGTGCTCGAGCGTGCGGGCGCGCGGGTCCGCAGCCAGGCGCAGAAGGACAAGGCACTCACCGCTGCGGTGGCCGGGTTGGATGCGCACCTCGTCCCCGGCAGGCTGGGCAGGGAGCGGGTGGAGTCGTTCGCCTCGATCTCCGACCTGTTGGCGGACGGGTACCGGCGGCTCCGCGCCCAGTTCACCGGGTGGTTGGGTGAGGCTGCCGTCGAGGTCGCGGACACCCTCATCCGGCTGCTCGGGTTGGAGCCGTCGTCGCGGCGCGCCCAACGCCTGCGTGAGGCCGCCGAGGCCCGTCTCACGGCCCGCGCCGACATGGCGTGGGGGATGCTCGCCGACACCCTGGATGAGGCCGCCGCCCGGGTGATGTTCGAGCCCGACCCGTTCAACCCCCGGTATCCGGATGAGGAGGGGCACGAGCCGTCCGTCCCCGGCCGGATCGTGCAGCCCCGCGAGATCGAGAATGTGCTCCGCGCCGCGGGTGGGGGGAACCCGCTTCCCACCCAGCCGGGCCGGGGGGAGACGGTGCGCCGCGCCCCGATGCTGGACACCACCCCCGGCCCGGGAGGGTTCGGCACCGGCCCGGATGTGTCCGCTCTGTTGGCGGAGCAGGGTGGGGTGCTGCTGGGCTGGGAGTGGCAGTACCGGCCCCAGATCCGCCGCAGGCAGCCGTTCGCTCCGTACCACACCCGGTTGAACGGGGTGCGGTTCGCGACGTTCACCGACCCAGTCCTGGACACGGAGGCGGCGACGGCGTGGATCGGACCGTTCTACTACCCCGGCGATCACACGTTCTGTTCGTGCCGGGTTGTGCCGGTGCTGGCCTGCCCGGAGCTGGATGACGACACCGGCGGGGACATCGTCGCCCAACGGTTGCGTGAGGCTGCGGAGTCCGACCACGGCCGGGCCGCCGCCCGGGTTGCGGCCGAAGACACCGCGGCGGGCCGGGTGGCGACGAGCCTCCAGATGGAGGTGGAGGTCCGGGACCGGCTGCGCGCCGAGGTGGACCGTCTCCGCGAGCAGCACATCGGTGGCCGGGGGTGACGGTGCCGGCCCGGACGTTGGGGCGGCTGGTCGCCAAACAGATCATCCCGCTCGGGGTGCGCTACGTGCGCACCCCGGCAGGGGCGAAGCGGTACGGCGTGCCGATCGGCTCCCCGATCCCCCTCGGCCGCCGGGCGATCACCCCCGGGGCTCCGCGGCCTCCGTCCCAGGAATGGTTGCGGCACAGCCTCGACGGCGCCACGGCTGCGGAACGTGACGCACTCCGAACCTACAGCTCCAAACGCTACCGAGAGATCAACGGGGCACTGCGCGGCCAGACGCCTATGACCCCGGAGATCGAGGACATCGTCGGGAACATCGACTCGGCGCTGCAACGCCACCCATTGGAGGGGCCGGTGAAGTTGCGGCGCGCCGTGGGCCCGGATGAGTTCCGCGTCCCGCAGCCGTCGGAGGTGTTCTCCAAGCTCGGCAAAGCATTCGTCGAGCAGGCCTACTACTCGACCAGTGTCGACTGGGACTGGCCCAATCGCCCGATCTACCTCGATGTCATCGTCCCGGCCGGTGTAGGACTGTTCGCCACCTACATGGCTGAGGTGTCGAAGTTCCCCTATCAGCACGAGGTCCTCATCCAGCGCGGAATGTCCTATCGGCTCGACACCATCGCCTATGATGAGGACGCAGCTGTGTTCCGCGGCCAGGTAACGATGAGGAAATCGTGAGCGACGAACCAGTCATGAAGGAGCTCGGTGGCCCGCTGGGCGAAGACCAGCAGGGTGTGGAGCTGACTGGTGCCGCGCTGGACGAGTACTGGGCCAAGGAAGAGGAGCGGCTCGGGTA